CTCTCCTCGGAGAGTAATGAGATATAGTATCTCAGCGATCAAGTCGCACGTAACAGTGTGATTTCGTCGTACCCCAACGTAAATGTCGGGGTCTAGCTTAAGGTGTCGCCACCCGGCGCTCTGAGGCCGCCTGAGAATTAACCCCTCTCAGGTGGGTCTTAATCGTTAAGTTAGATCCGTAGGACCGCTGCATCGCTGCAGGGGGTGCTATCGCCTTAATTTGCGACAGTAATGTCAATGCTATCAGCAGCTCCTCATTTTGGAGCTAAGACCTGATAGGGAATAGTGCCTGTGGCTTTTGCACGGAACCTACACTCTTATTAATAAGAGCGGTCCGACTCCTTCCTGCGGCCCCCGTAATTGGGGAAACCGAAGTTTAGTTGAACGGAGTCGGTGGTATGTGCTATGGTGATTCCATTCGTGGAGTCTTTAACTAGACATGCCATCGATTTGTTCAAGTGATCTTATCGCAGAAGTGCGTAACACTAAGTTGGGAATTCTGCGGATCTTTGAGTAGGATGGTTATCCTAGTACAAGATCCTTTCTTGGCCATGCCCCCTAGTAAGGGGCCTCGCTTCCTTCGAGAAGAAAGCCGAGACTGGATAGGAGAACAGAAACCTTCTGAAAAGGTAGCTATTCGCGTTTCCAACATACCGCAGTGCGGATGTTTTCTCTGTTTATACCGGATTACCCTTACGGGCAAGGTGGAGAAACAGTAAATGGCGAGGGACTTCCCCGACCAAGCCTGAAGAACAGGGCGAGGTCGCAATGTCGCTACGCTACTGCGACTGTGTAGTGATACACAGGAATAAGATTTATATGATTAGTTACCATGAAAACACTTAATTCAAATTTACTGAAACTTAAATTAAGAGCAGCCGCGCTTGCGCGGCTGCGGGTCTCCAGTGGAGTCCTAATCACACTTGATAAAATTAATGGAACCTTTAGTGTAAAAGCTAAAGGACTCCTGGCAGGGGTATTCAAACGAATACTCCCTGCTGTGGGATTGGAGATCACCTACCCTATGATGGGAGCTATACTTCTGTTTATACAGAGGTGTAAAGACATCCACAAAGCACAGGGTATGCCTGGGCTTGTCAAATACCTCAAATCTGCTGGAGTTTTGCTCCAGCAGGCTTTGGCGGGGCAAGTCCTTAAAGACGCTGGAACTCTGGGACCTCGAGTCTCAAGAAACGCGTCGGGTTTACCTAGATTTATCCCCAGACTTCATCGAGCAAGGATCCATAACGGAGACTTGCGACTAGCACAGTTTTGGTTGACTCTGATCAACCTCTTTAGAGTTCTTGAATTCACTGGGAAAGTGAACCTGCGGACCATTACTGATCCCCAGGCTCCTTGCCCTGAACATCTTAAAGATGTTTATGAATTCGTTACCAGTCAGGGGACTATGGACGCTTTCGTTGAAAGCGTTAATAGCCTGACGGGGACAACTCTAAGAGCGGAAGTTCGGGAATTTACTCCTGAACCATTTAGCATTGCTAAATCTAGTCCGCAGACGGTTGGTGCAGAAGGCATTTCAGATCAAAATGCTTCAACCAAACCATACGTGCTATTTACTAGTGCGTTAGCACTGATGAATTCTGGGATGGCCGATAAAGTGGATAGTCTCTTTAGAGTCTTCTGGGGACCGGGTCATATGATCCTGTCGCAGAGACTTAGAGAGATATTCGCTGCACTATGCCACTTCAGTCCTGGACTGAAGCAGGGTTCGTTAGCGCCGACTCTTATCGGTAAACTAGGGTTCAAAGCAGAACCAGCCGGAAAAGTCCGGGTGTTTGCCATGGTTACCGCATGGGATCAGTGGAGTCTTAAACCACTCCATGATGCCATGTTTAGGATCCTGAGGTTAATACCTCAGGATGGTACCCATAACCAACTCGGGCCCTTGGCCCGAATTGATTGGAAAGCTGCATTTTCGTTATGGTCACTTGACCTAACGGCGGCTACCGATAGGCTTCCGCTTTTCCTGCAGGCCCAATTATTACAAACTCTTTACAGAGATTTAATTGGGGTGTTGGGTGACCTCTGGTCACTTACACTAACTGACAGAGATTACCTAGCGTCTAGCACGAGGTACGGGATCAATCAAATGGTCCGGTACACGTGTGGACAGCCGATGGGTGCTCTGAGTTCATGGGCTTCGTTAGCCCTGACTCACCACTTCCTAGTACAGGCTGCTGCCTGGCATAGTGGCGTGGTACCATTTGGTACTTGGTTCAAAGATTATGCGATAGTTGGAGATGACATAGTTATCTTTAACGCGTTGGTAAAAGATAGTTATCTCGCAATCCTATCTGCTCTGGGTATGCCGATTAACCTGGCAAAATCTATTCTTTCCCCTAGGGGGATCGGATTAGAGTTCTGTAAAAGAACAATAATCAGAGGAGTGGACGTTAGTCCAGTTCCTCTAAAAGAGTTTGTTGCAGCTAATCTGACATTACCCGAAGCCGTAAGCTTCGCACACAAATACAACCTGACCTTCAACCAGTTATTACTGGTGTTGGGTTACGGTTGGAAAGTTAGAGCTGGTATAGACAAACACATCGGGCAGTTAAACGCCCGGGTGAGAGGACTACTATTCGCTTTCATGTTGCCTCCGATCTTATCGGAGGTTACGGATCTGTCAAAAGATCAATTGGGAGCATTGCTAAGTCGGGGAAATCCCAACTTAAGCAAAGAACAACAGGCATATTTCCTTCTGACACTTCTCTTAGTCATTAAACAGTTCGTTATCCATGCACTCAGACGAGTGCTTAGATCTAGATCTTCAGTAGATACCTTGGTATCGACAGAGATGGACGGGTTCAATAGAGTACTGGTTAACAGGCTGTTGCTTCCCTTCTTGGTAAGAGAGGCAACGGGACCCAATGCAATCTCGAACCCCCGGGTTCCAGTAACCTGGACCGGGATTGAGAGAATATTGGGTACACCTGAGCACTTTCTCAGTGCTAGACCAGCTACTTCTATCGAAGTTCCACCAGAAGTTCTGATGGGATTCCGGGACCTCATACACTCTGTACGAGGTCCCCTAGAGGAACTGATCGATTGGATAATCCGATCGAAAGTCAATGCTAAAACCAGACTTGCTAAAGAGTTAGCGTTAGCGCTGAAGGCTTTTAGACCAGAACTCGATTCGCCTGTTGAAGGCTTTCGAGACGCAATAAAACTTCTCGAGCTCTTAGTTGAGCTTACGGATATTGATCCTTCTCTTGACAGAGAGTCGATCGTTATCCCGAGAAGATTCGGTCACGATAAATCGGAACATTTATGGATGCTCTTTACACGAATCATCGGTGATTTCAATAGATTATTGAAATCAAATCCATCAGTGATGATGGAGACAGCTCAATTCTCGAGAGAGATTGGGATGTCGATGACGAGTCTTAGCGCTTCTAACCCTGGAAAAGTTAGAAGTACTAAGTCTAGAGTAAAGTAGCTCTCACCATATGGTGGGTCCTTCAATCGCTGTGCAGCCTGGTCGGTCGAACTAAACCTCGGCCGTGTAAGAACACAGCAGATAAATTTAGGTGTGATTTAATCACTG